CTTGGTTATGCAACCATTCGATGGCTCTGCGGTGCCCTGACCGTGTGCAAGTGTGAAACGTCTCGTAACTTGCATGGGGCTTTGTCACTAGCTGGGGTGGAGACATTCCCTTGCCGACTAGGACCCTTAGCGCGTATACGCGGGCTCTGAACCGGCATAAACCCCACGGGAGTAATGGGTGATAGACTCGTGGGATAACCTCACCTGCAAACAGAAATGAAACGAGCGGGGCACCGGGAACCTACGGGGGTGCTCTGTCAACCGGACTGAGTAACGGATTCGTTAATGCAACCGCCCTTAGGCAAGGCGGATTTGCGCTTGGAGCTAGACCTGCTGACCTTAACCAGTTGATGGGCAATTGCGACTCCAGATACGGAGTTGCCTATGTTGGTGACGACAGGGGCATCTTCGTGCGTGTTTGTCAGGTAGGTGGCTTTCCGGAGGTTGTGTCCGACGGATCGCGAGCTTTTGTCGATGAGCCAGAAGACGATGACGATGTTCCTGAGCTCATTGACCTTGAGAGTGACGGTGAGGACAATGAGGTGCTGTTCAGCAATTCTGGTCCCTCCACTCTCCCGTCCGCCGTTCTGAGCATGGATACCTCCCAGGCCGTGGAGGACTTCTTCAACATGCCAGAGACCGATTCAGTGCGCTTACTTGGCGTTATGCGCACGGTCGTGGAAAACCCAGGGACTTTTGATTTCCTGACAGTCGAGACTCGACAGAGTCTACGACACAATGCCGAAGAATTTTGGCGCGCGTCAGGTGTCCCTATGTCGGTGGTGGACGGTCTTGGATTTTATGCCATGCTGGCGGAGATGTGGAATCGTCTCATGCACGCCAGCAATGGCAATCGGCCCGGACCGCAAACTTCAAAGCACTTAGCTCGTGCTAAAGTTGCGGCTGGCAAGCGTGTGAAGGCGCGTAGGAGGCACCGCTCAGCTCAGAGTGATCCGACCCGCCTTTCTTCTCGTTCGTCGAGTTCTTCTTCGCTTGCCACTGCTGGTGGCCCGACTTCTGTGGTGGTCGCTCCTAAATCCGCTAGGGGCGATCGTCCTCTTAGCCGCACTATGCCTGGCTTTATCACATGTGATGACCTTGGACTCGCCCATTACTTTGATCGGGAACATCGTTGCTACCGCTGTAAATTCTACCAAGAATGCGACTCAGACGGTGGCGAGAGCGTTCCTGTGGGCGCCGGTCGACATGGTGAAATTCGAGTGGCTGTGGCTGAAGGAGGCTCTGGAGACCTCGAGGATGCACGCGCTACGCTTGAGCGACGACAAGCTCTGCGAGCTAGCATCATCAACCTCGAGAACGGTGGCGTCGGCGACACGCCGATACTTCGAACTAAATGCTACGCATTGCTGCCACAAGACTCCACCGACGGAAGTTCATTGGGCGATCCAGTTTTGCGGCCTTCAAAATTAAGCCGCAAACGTGACGCTGTTGCTCGCGCCATGAGGAGGCGTGCTGACCAGGCTGGTCAAGCCGCGTACAAGCAACAAGCAATTGCCGACGGCGCAAAGAAGAAAGCTGACCGTGCCAAGCGACATGGTAGCAGCAAGCCAGGAGACATCACCAATAAGACAGCCACGGGAATCATGGCCTTATTTGATGATGGCGTTGATTGGTACGCTGCTACTACCCATAAGCCTGACGTTCGTAGTGATTTTAATGAACGTCGTGGTTTCTTTTCGCGAGTGCACGAGAGACTTGGCTATCACTACGACAAGTTTTCTTTTGGTGATCTTGGCCTCGAGGTTCGCGACTTGCACTTGGGCCAGGAGGGAAATTCTGAAGCGCTGCAAGAGCATGTTGATCTGGATGAGGAATGGGTGAAGAAGAATTGCGATTTGGGTTTGTACGAATACCTCTACTCGAAGAAACTGCCAGCCAGTGAGTACTTGAATAAGACCACTAAGGAGCTGGATCGAGATTTGTTGTTGGTCCATATGCACAAGCTTACGGACCAATACTACGCTAAGGACGGCGTTGTTAGAGGTAAAGGTATTGCTGCAAAGCAAAAGGAAGCGTACACCCAAGGACATGTTGCTGATGAAACGACCAAAGAATTCTTGTGGTCCAAGCAAACTGTCACGCGTGGTAAGTTGACGGGTTTCTATCGAGCCTGTCACGATCACAAGCGTCTGATAGTGATGGGCTCAGGAATAGTAGCGTTGTCACTCCTTTTTTCGAAGAGACAGTGTGCTGTGAGGGTCGTCGAAAACATGACATCGCAAGTTGGAAAGACGCTTATGTCAAGCTTGACAAAGTCAGCCCAAAGTGCAATCCAGACGGCTTGTTACGGGTCTTTGAACCGCCTGTCATCGGCGGCTCTAAGGCTTATATGATGCGACAATGCCACCACAACGAAGAGATCGGTTTACGAAATAGGTACTTTCGAGACATTGGGCAACCGGTGTCGTACAACAAGAAGGTACTGCGGGGCGTAGTTCAAGAACTCGCCGATCTCATTATTTCGAAAAACGGCGGTAGATTGAAGATACCGCCGTTACAAGAGTACTACGCTTCCCGCTCGGGAAATTCAAAACAGAGGATGGGTAAAGCTATTCGCAAAGTTTTACGTAACGGTTTTGATGCAATTAGGGATAGTAAGGTGTCCGCTTTTCAGAAAGATGAACTCTACGAACTGCCAGGATTGAAGGAATTGGCCGAGGAACTCAAAGAACCAAGAATGATTATGGGGAGAGACTCGGTGTTTTGCTTGCTTTATGGGCCATTTTGTGCTGCACTTGAGGCCATAATCCCAGGTTTGCCTGGTTTTGACAAGGGCAAAACGTTGATCGATATGGGTAAGTTTGTTGAGGAGCATCCTGCTGAGCATTGGCAATATTATGATGACGACGCATCGAAGTTTGAGTCGTCGCAACGGGAAGAATTGCTTAGAGACTTTGAGCTAGCGCTTTGGGAACTTGTGCTGGAGCCTGAAGATTTCGAAACACTTTCAGTGGTTTTCGAGGTCAAGATGGCTAAGCATGGATGGACAAGACGCGGGATCGAGTTTTTCTTTTATGCTCTCAGGTGTTCGGGAGAAGTGGACACGTGGTTAGGAAACACTATGCTGAATTGGGCTGCGCATAGATATTTTGAGGTCGTCAATGCGCTGCCAAAGTATAATTTTGTGGTCACTGGTGATGATGGAAATGGTGCTTATCCAAGAGGTC